TTATGGGTGGGAGGATCCGTCGTTGCAAGTCCGCATTTTTCGGTCGCGAGGTCGAAGATTGGTGTGTCGACGTGATGCCCTTTTTGTCAAGTTTGCTTGATCGTCCTTGGTTTGTCTCGGGCGATCTTAAATCTGCTACTGACTTGTTACATACAGATATCATGGCGTTGGCCTGTGATGAACTTGTAAGTCAGTTCTCTTTGGACGAAGAGGATGAGCAACTTCTTAGGGGATACTCCTATCAAGCTCGTTATTATAAAAGAATGGGCGGTCAAGTCGTTCCGTTGACCAACTGTGGCTGTCGAACCCCATGCCGTCATTTCCAGCGTCAAGCCGGCGGTTTCAATATGGGTTCTGACGTTTCGTTTCCTGTTTTATGTGCTACCTCCCTAGCTATTATCATGGACTCTCATGGTGACCTTGATCGTGTAAATTGGATCATCGATCCTTATAAGTTTGTTGAGTACGTGTCTAGCTGGTGCAAAGGAGGCTTTAACGGGGATGATACCGTCATAGTGGGCGTTTCCGGAATAGAAAATCGATGGAAAAACGCGGTGGAGAAAGTTAATGGAGTCGCTGAGATGTCAAAATCTCCGCTTAGCTCTGACTTTTTTACTGTGAACAGTGTTTTGTTTTCTTGGGATGGTTGTCGATTGTCCCGAGTACTTACTGTTCATCCAGGCAAGTTGGTGTCTGTTCTTGGTGGTTCTGCCAAGGCACCAGACCGCCACTGGGTCGAGCTATTACGTTGCGACCGAAAGACTAGCCGAAATCTCTCTATAGATCTTGCGATGAGAAATTGGCTCCCTGTTCAACTGGGAGGGACTGGTCTCAAAAAAAAAAAAAATTAGAAAAAAAACTTCTCACCCAACAACTTCTGTATTCTATGCAGTCAAGACCGACCCCTGTGCTTGAGACTATGCGCTTTTGGAATTACGGTATCGATTCAGTTCGAACGGAAACCATGCGCGTTAGCGGGTATTTCAAGGTCAAGAAGTCACTCTGGGAGACTGTAGTTAAAGATAGATACAGATCAAAGGGCGCGATATACTGGACTCACGACCCCGTGGAGGTTTCCGTGACTGATGGAGACGTTGACAAGATAATTCAGTCCTCCTGTGATCCGGAGGTTCAAGATGCTTGCGTCCGTCTTGTAGAGACGTATCAGTCGGCAGCAGATGAAGGTTGCCTAATACTCCACGACGTTGCAGTTCCAGTTACTCTGCCTTTTACTCCTGTTGAAGTCCCGAAGATCGTCGGGTGGAGTAAAGATAAGACCCTGAGTTTGGAAGAGAAGGAAAAAAAAACCCGAACACTTCTCTCTGTTTGATCAACCTCAATTTGTTCTCGAGGGATGGAGTGATCGTGAACGGGAAATAATAGAAAATAAGCGTAATATAGTAGCTGCTCCTATCACTGAGCGAAGAAAGAGGTATCTCTCGAGTTGTCCTTCGTCGAAGGTTCTCGTTTGACTCTCGTCCTTACTACAAGGTAAGGTAGGTTTAAAATTTGTACCTTAAACAAGAAAAAAGACTTTTTTTGTCCGTCAACAGACGTAAAA